AGAGCCAACCAAAGAAGAACCAAAAAAAGCAATACCAAAAATACCTCGCTTAGAAGAACGCAAAAATCTAGTTAAAGGTTTAGCTTCTGTTGCAGATATAGCTATTAGTGCTGTTCCTGCTGCTGCTAGTCAAGTTGTTTATGCTGGTGGCAGAGCTTTTGGTCAAACTCCTGAAGAAGCTACTGCAACAGCTCAAAAGGTAGCTAACGCTCCTTCTATTGGAAAAACTTTTGGTATTACCGAAGATCCTGCCTATAAGCAAGAAGCTACTCGCAGAATCATGGATAAGATTGGGCAATACATTGGAGAAGGAGCTGATGCTATTTCTCAAAAAACAGGCATACCAAAGCAAGATGTGGAGAATATGCTTGGAACATTAGGAGTGGGTGTTGGCGCTAAATTACCTAGTCCAAAAACTACTGCATTAAAACTACAAGAACAGTTTGATAATCGCTTTCCAAAAACTGCACAAGCTCCTAGTGCTAAACCAACAATGTCAGGAGTTGGAGCTGCGGAAGCAAATCTGCAAAATAGGGTTCAAGTTGCATTAACTGAAGCTCCTGATTACTTAAAAGAATCATTAAAAAATACTCCTATTGAAAAGTTAGCTACAGAAGAAAACATTAAAGTCATTGAAAACCATAACAAATTTGCTAAATATGGTTTAGTTCCAACAGAAGGACAAGCATTAGAAAACACATCTTTAATGTCAAATGAGTTTAATGCTAGAAAAACAGATCCTAATCTACAAGCTAGATTTGAGGAGCGTGATCCTAAGCTAATTCAAGGATTTAACACAATTAAAGAAAAAGTTTCTCCTGATGTTTTTGATAACGATCCAATTCGATTGGCTTCAATGCCATTGGATAAGCTAAAAAATGATTACATCAATGACCAAGCAAATATTCGAGCTTTGTATGAAAAAGCAAACCGAGCTGCTGGTGGATCACAAGCTCCTATTGATATTGGAGCATTAAGAGAAAACATTATTAATGGTCTAAAAGAAAAACAAAGAACTAGGTATGTTCCTGCAAGACTGCAAGCTGATTTAGATGAAGTATTGGCTCAAGGGTTTATGACTCCTGAGCAATATGAAAACTTCAGAACTGATACAGCTACTATTGCAAGAACTTCTAAAGATCCTTTGGAAGCTCAAGCAGCAAGCATTATTAGAGAAAAGTTAGAGCAAGTTCCTATTAAAGATGAGTTTGCTCAATATAAACCTTTATATGATGAAGCTAGAAAAGCTGTTGCTGCATTAAAGGCTAAAGAAAAAAATCCAGCTTATAAGGCAGCTATTTCTGATACTAGAACTCCTGATGAAATAGAAGCTGGTATTCCTCATCCTGCTGCTAATAACTTTGTAGCCAAACATTATGCTTCTAACACTCCACAAGTAAACATTGAAAGAATGTTGGATTTAATTGGCAGAAACTCTCCTGAACATCAAGCATTAAACAAGTTAAAAATTGATGAGTTTAAGGTTAATTCAGGTATCAGAAATGACAAAGGAACAGTTAGCCAAGCAAATTTAAACAAAATAATTTATGAGCAAAATAAGTCTAATTTGCCTGTAATGTTTGACAATATGACTGTAAAAGATTTGCAAGATTTAGCTGATGTTGCTAATTTAAGTGAACCAAGAAAAGGTGTTCATTCTGTCAATGTGTCAAATACAGAAATACTTAGACAAGAAAACGCTGCTAGAGCTGCAAAAGAAACTGCTGAAAATATTGCTGCTGGACTTACAGAAACAGCAATTAATATGAAAGTTCCATTTGGAGGAACAATTTTAAGAAGCACTTTAGGCGGTATGAAAGCTGAAAGACAAGCAAAAGCAGCAGCAAAAGCAGCTCAAGAGGAGTCTGAAAAACGACTTTCACCAAAAGCAGGAATTAAACTTAAAGACATAGGTAAGGAATAATTATGGCATCAGTTCTTTTATCCCCATACGGAGTAGGTCAGCAATTCTTTGATGACAATGGAGTTCCTTTAGCTGGTGGTCTAATCTACACCTATCAAGCAGGATCTTCTACACCATTAGTAACTTACACAGACAATGGTGGAACTATAGCTAATGCTAATCCTATTGTTTTGGATGCTTCAGGTAGAACTCCTCAGCAAATTTGGTTACTTACTGGTTACTCATATAAGTTTGTTCTTCAAAATGCTGATGCGGTATTGATTCAAACTTTAGATAATATTTATCCAATTTTGCAAAATGCTCCAACTTCTGCTCCAGCTATTCCTACTGGTGGAATTATTATTTGGTCAGGATCTACTGGTTCTATTCCTGCTGGTTGGTTTTTATGTAATGGATCAAATGGAACTCCTGATTTAAGAGATCGTTTTATTGTTGGAGCTGGTAATAGCTATGCTGTAAATGCTGTTGGTGGAACTGCTGATGCTATTGTAGTAAGTCATACTCATACAGCAACTTCTACAGTTACAGATCCAGGACATTTACATAATATTTATTATGCTGCTGTAGCTGCTGGAGGAGGAAGTGTTGCTGGTTTAGATACTAGCGGAACAAACCAACCATCTACTTTAACGGCATATACTGGAATTACTGTAGCAACAACTAACACCACTGCTGGTGTAAGTGGAACTAACGCTAATCTGCCTCCTTACTATGCTCTTGCTTATATTATGAAAGGCTAAGAGTGGATATGTCATTTGAGCTAGATCCTGTGAAATATGGTGTTCTTTGGAATACTGTAGAGAACAATGAAAAAAAACTAGAAGAAATGTCTAAAAAAATAGACAAGCTAGAATGTTCTATAGAACAATTAGTCAAACTTGTAAATCAATCAAGAGGTGCTTTGTGGATGGGATTGGGAATTTTATCGGTCATTAGCGGAGTAATTGGCTTTGTAGGAAGTTACTTTTCAGGAAAATGAAAATGTATGTCAGACCAATTTGGATTTTTGGAAGGAGCAAAATCTCTCAGTAGCTCCTTAAATGCTAGTCGAGATGTAAGCAAAGAACTTTCTAAAAGCATTGCAGATACTCAAAAAGAAGCTAGTGATGTAGCTCAACAACGCAATCTAGATAGGCGCAGAGAACTAAGAGAAAACGAAGTCCGTAAAGAATTATTTCTTAAAAGAGTATTAATTCAATGGGAACATGAAGAACAAGTAAGACGAGAAGAAGCAAAACTTAGAGCTGATTTTTTAAAAAAGTATGGTCAAAGATGGGCAGAAGTTGAGGCTTTAAAAGTTAAGTTGGAAAAGCAAGAAAAGCAGTTTCAAAAAGAATTTGATAAAGATTTACGCAAAGCTCAAATTGCTCAATTTTGGTGCTTTGTAGTCGCAGGATATATCGCTTACTATTTGGTTTGGGGAATTAAATAATGGATACATTACTTGGAATACTTAAAGGAGTTGCTCCTGTTTTAGCTACAGCAGTTGCAGGGCCAGCAGGAGGAGCTGCGGTAGGTTGGATAGCTTCTAAGCTAGGCATTGATGATGCAACTGTTGAAGGAGTAACTAAGGCGCTTACTGGTGATCCTGAAATGGCTTTAAAGCTCAAAGAACTAGACCTTGAATATGCCAAGTTAGAAGTCCAAGATCGAGATTCTGCAAGACAAGCCTATGCTCAAGTAGCGACTAGTGAATACGCTACCAAGCTCGATAAAGTCGTTGTTCCTGTTTTAGCTTTGGGAGTTGTCGGATTAGCGTTTACCCTTATTGGAGTTTTGATGTTTGTTAATACTCCACAGGATCAGCAACAAATCATTATTTTTGCCCTAGGTTTTATTACTTCTGCTGCTGGTCAAGTCCTATCGTTTTATTTTGGTTCTAGCCAAGGCTCTAAAGACAAGACAGAAGAAATTAAAGGAATGTTGCGGAAATGATTGAAGCTCAACTTTTATCTTTAGGCATTGAAGGCAAATGGCTTGAGCCTTTATTAAAAACCTTTGAAAAATATGAAATTAACACTCCTACAAGACAAGCTGCTTTTATTGGTCAATGTGGGCATGAGTCAGCTAACTTTAAAACCCTAGAAGAAAACCTTAATTATTCGGCTAAAGGTCTTATGGGAACATGGCCAAGCCGATTTCCAAGCCTAGAAATAGCGACTCAGTTTGAGCGCAATCCTGAAAAAATAGCCAATAAAGTCTATGGTGGTAGAGCTGATCTAGGCAATACCGAGGATGGGGATGGTTGGCGCTTTCATGGAAGGGGTCTAATTCAACTCACAGGAAGGTCAAACTATACAGTCTGTGGGTTAGCCTTAGATAAACCATTTGCGGAGCATCCTGAGCTTGTTTTAGAGCCTGAGAACGCTAGTCTTACGGCTGGTTGGTTTTGGAACAAAAGGGGTTTAAATGCCTTAGCCGATTCTGAGGATTGGACTACCATCACAAAAAGAATA